ACTGGCCCATAGCCATGACGCTTGATGAAGCAATGGCGAAGGTTAAGCAAGAGCGTGAGGCTAAGAGCAAGGCAGGTCTGGCAGGTCTCTCTATCAACAAAGAGAAAGCCAACAAAGAGAAAACTGTGCAGAGGTTGGTACCCAAGAAGAAGCCCGTGCCTACTGTTGAGCAGTTCGAGCAAGCGCAAGCCGCGCAACCCATCAAGATGCTTCGTGTAGGCGTTGACCCCAAGCATGTGGTCGAGAGTTTGTCGGTACGCGATGCGCGTGCCGTGTATGAAGAACTCAAGAAGTTGTTTTCCTAAAAGGAGCGCACCATGTACAAAATACCTAAACAAAACATCCCCAACGCTGACTACGTGTACCCACGCACACTTGAGGAAGCCTTTGGCCCATACGAGCGATGGGGCGAGGTGGTCGAGAAAGATGCCCAACCAGAGATGGATTGGGAAGACAAAGCAGTCTTGTGGATGGCCCCTGTTGTGGTGATCTTCTTGATTGTCTTGTTTGCCTTGGAGGTCGTATGAACGAAACCTGCCCTAAGTGCGATTCAGAAGAATACGACACGATCAAATGGTCGTGGCAACAAGGAGTTACACCTTACGACGACTACTACGTCTGCTGCTGTTGTCAGCATGAGTGGAGTGAGGAAGAAGTTGGAGAGCAACCATGAAGTACCTCGCCGCAATCTGGCTGGTGCTGTCCGTCGTGATCGGCTACGAGCTGACTGGGATGGCGTTTACACGTGGCTTTGAACAAGGCTACGTCGAGGGGCAAGACCGGGCACTCATGTCCCCGCAAGCCTTGGAGACTTGTACAAAGTGGTGGTTCGATGGCAGTGAGCCACGGGCCAAGCAAGCAATGAATCAATACTGTGAAAGGAACAAGAAATGAAAAAAGTTGAAAAATTCAATGTTCGCCTTGTCAACACGGGCGAGAGGTACGGGCTCGATGACTGTTTGGTCAACGACAAAGCGCCGATGGTGGAGTTTTACGATTCGAGCTACGCAGGTTCTTCCTTTGGCGAGCGGGGGCAGTTTGTTTCGCGCTACTACGTGAGCACCCTGTTGGATCGGCAACCCCTCGGGCTTTGCCTTGATGGCGGGGTGCCTGAGTGGTCGGTATCGGCCGCGGGGATGCAGCAGGTCGTTGAATACATTCAACAACCCACTTTGTGACAGGAGAAAGAAATGAGCAACACAAACACAGGTGGGCGAGCATTTCCAGCACCCACCACAAAGCCACTGGAGAACTACTACCCCGGCATGACCCTGCGCGACTACTTTGCGGCCAAGGCGATGCAAGCGCTCATGACTGCTGGGTACTGGAATTGGAAGGAACCCAAAGAAGATTCTGATAGATGTTACGCAATGGCAGACGCCATGCTGAAAGCGAGGGAAGCATGACCTCAAGAGAACAATTTGAACTCGACCACTTCGGCATCAGCCCCGGCAAGGTGGGCAAGCGGACACCTGCGTTTTGGATTCATCAAGCCCCATCAGCTTGGCGCAAGACCATGAAGTACTGGGCGGCACTGGCCCTTGGCATCGTCCTTGGCGCTGTGGGTGCTGGTGTGCTGGCTGTTGTTGTGGGGGTGGTTAGATGAGCAAACAAACCGAAGCAATGAAGCGATGGGTTGAGGTTTTCGATGGTAATTGGCACGATGAACCTGTCGATTCGGAATGGGCAGACAGAGCACATCAAGCCCTTGCCGAGATGCGCCAAGCCATCGCAGAGGCAGAGCAGCCAGCACAAACGTGTAGCCGCCACGCCGAAGCCGAACGACTGGCTGATCAGTTGGAAGACCCGGTGAACGCAAAACTGTACCTAGCCCCCTACATTGCCGCCGAACTGCGCCGCTTGGTGTCGTTCAACAACGACCTGATGGACGAAGTGGCACGGCTACAAAAGCGTGAGTGGGTGGGTTTGAACTGGGATGAACTGCCGGACACGCACTTTGGCGACGCTGCGTTCTTAAAGGGCGCTCAGTGGGCAGAAGCCAAGATCAAGGAGAAGAACACATGACGCTTCCCGGACTCATTGATGCGGTCGAGTTTCGACGCGACAGCTACGGCCTGACGCAAGGTGAGTGGGCCTTTGTGCTTGGCATCCAGCCTAGTCATTACAGTGAATTTGTCAACAGCAAACGCGCCCTGCCTATTGGTGCAATGGCCAAGTGCTTCGAGTACGGAGTCCCGGCTGAGTGCCTGTTTCAGTGCCTACCGAACAAAACCATCAGGCACATCAAAGCCAAACTCAAGGAGAAGAACACATGACAGCAATAACACGTAAACAATTCGCAGAGGACGTGTTTGCGATACTAAAACAATGCGTTGCTGAAGAATACGAAGATGCTACCGAACAGGAGCGTGAGCAAGCGATGGCAAGAATACTGGACGCTTGGGGCGCACAAATGTTTATGGGTTCAAAGGAGAAGAACACATGAAAGACCTCACAGAAAAAATTCGTGTCCGCATCATGCAGGAAGCATACGACCTCGCAGACCGCAACGATAGCGAAGGCTACAACTCGGTCAAGGTGATGTGTAGTGATGTTTTGACGCTTTTGCCGCGACGGGAGTGGGTGGGGCTGACGGATGCGGAATATCAGGAGATACTTATAAAGCATGACGGTAGTGGATTGATTTTGTTTTACCACTTGATTGAAGCCAAACTCAAGGAGAAGAACCATGGATGACGGAATGTTTGACGATGTTCCACTGATGAACAAGGCGCGAGACAAGGCGTGGGAAGCTTTTACCAAGCGCAAGAACGCCGCCACCCTGTTCACCGATGACAAAGACTTTGAGTTCCCGCTCAACGGTGGGTTCTACGCCATGTGGTGCGTATGCTGGGCCAAGGCGTGGGATGCTGGGTTTAAGTCGGGCTATGAGGCCAAGGAAAAAGAATGATCAACCGCTTCATCACATGGTTGCGCCGTGATGATCAGCTACTTGAGCCACTGCGCAGAGAGATTCAACAGAAGGAGAAGAACATGGAATGGGACGACTTGCAAACCATCTGCCTGTACATCATCTACATCACGATCATCATGGGCTGTGGCCTACTGGTCGCCTTCTGGATCATGGCATGAGAGTCAAGTACGTCAGCAAGAACACGGCGCTCAACCCTGTGGCCCGTGCGATGGCGCAGAAGAAGCTGGCTGATGACCTGACCACCCGCAAGATCAGGTTGTACATGATGCAAGATGGTGAGCCGTGCGCTGACCTGCTGGAGAACTTGGCCGTGATGTTAGCAACCATTGGTGTAGCCTCCGAGCTTGACCCTGACGTTGGCGGTGAGGATGTAGGTGTACGCATCCTGCGCGGTGGTATGTCCGCATGCCAAGCCCTGATCAAGACCGACAAGTGGGACTCTACTCAAGCTGTATCTATTGAACGTGCGCTGGACGAGGCCCAGCTACTGAACAAACGAGTGCACCCTGTGTATATTGCACGGGCCAACTCCATGAGAAATGAGGTAATGAAATGAGATACGAACAAGCCAAACCACTGGTCGAAAAGCTGATGGACATAGCCGTGCTGTACCACGGAGCGCCGAGCATGCTGCGCGAGAAGGTGTACAACGCACTGGACGAGTTCCTGCCCACCCTTGATGAAGGTTGCCGTGAGCGTGGGTGTATTGCAATAGACGACTTCAAGGAGAAGCCATGAAAATAGATGAACGAATCTGGCCTCTGCCCAACGCTTTCAACATCCGTGAGGGCAGTCCGTTTGGTAAGAGCGACAAGATGATTAAGGACCAAGAGCAATCCCTCAAGGCATCCAAGGCGGGGCAAGCCCATCGAGCCAAAACCGTAGACACTCGCTTCAAACACAAAGGAAAGTAAATGAACGAACATGAACTGGACCTACTCGTAGCAGACCTGCAATATGAAAACAGACAACTCCGCAACCAAAGAGACAACGCAATCGAAGAAGCAATCCACTTGCGCCATACCCTTGAACACATCTACGCCAAGTGTGTTCTGGCCATTCGAAAGGGTGAACCCGAAAATACTGGAGGCGATGCACCGAGCCACGCTGACAAAGCGGCGTACTGATCACCTAGCCGACCTCGGAGAAGCTACGCTATGAGCCACAAACCTCGGAAAATAATGGCCGTAGAAATGCGAGCCCTTGGCATGACATACAGAAAAATTGGGGAAAACCTCGACGTGTCACCAACCCGTGCACAACAGCTTGTTATTGCGGGTAAGCGTGTGTTTGCGCGGCGCTTGCAGGCAGAAGCGAGGGCGTACGAAGAAAGATGCAACGACGGTCATTTCAAAACGTATGAACTACAAATGCTACTGCCCCTGCTCGGCTTCTTGAAGGAGATAGCCGATGGTCCAACAACAGATTCAAAATAAAGGAGCACTGATATGAGCAACGAACAAAACGCGCTGGACGTACAAGTCGGCGGCGATCACTACAAGAAGCTGAAGATTCAGCCCATCGAGTACATCCACGCCAACCAGCTTCCATACTGCGAAGCCAACGTGGTCAAGTACATCAGCCGCTGGCGCGACAAGGGCGGCATCAAAGATTTAGAGAAGGTCAAGCACTACGTCGACCTGCTCATCGAACTCGAACACCTCAAATAAACAGTACCCCAACACCCTATGATGGCCGACTGCGCGAAGCCTTGCAGATGTAAACCGCAGTCGTGTGTGCGCGGGGTGTTGGATTTTTTGTACGCGCACACAATCCAATAACACGAAACGAGGGGGCGTGTAATCTGCATAACCCCCTCACCCAATCTGAAAGATACCAATGGCAGCAACGCCTGAATCGAAAGTAAAGAAGCAAGTCGTCGAGATACTCAAGCACGAGCGTGTGTACTACTTCTACCCAGTCACGGGCGGCTTTGGACGCAGCGGTGTACCTGACATCGTCTGCTGCTTGAACGGGCGCTTCTTTGGTATAGAGTGCAAGGCGGGCACCAACAAGCCCACCGCACTACAAGAGGCCGAGATGGCCCGTATAAGACTCGCTGGCGGCAAGACGCTGGTGGTCAACGAAACAAACCTCAACGATGTAAAGGAGTTAGTAGCATGGATAAAGAAGCAGCCGCAAGAGAACTGATCGACAGCGTAGCATCGCTGCCCCACGGAGCCGCCGTACACGTGGCGCTTACCATACGGGAGTTGATACGCTGCGCTAATGATGGGCACTCGCTTGTATTGATACTTCAGGACAAAAGCGAAGTTGCTCAGATGCACGCCTTCGGCGACAAGGACGTGGTGTTCGAGCTCGTGTCCTGCGCATACGAGACGGTGCTCAACGAGCAGATGCACAGCACACCAAGCGGGGTGATGCAATGAGCATGCCCTTTGATCGACTCATCGTGCTGGACTTCGAGACAGCATGGGGTCGTACCGCTAAGCTGGGCTTCTCGTGTCAGACAACCGAAGAATACCTCCGTGACCCACGCTTCAAAGCATGGGGCCTGTCATGGAAAGACATTGACCTCAGCAACCCGCAGCTGTGGCAACCCGGCCAACCCATCAGGACTGGTGCTGTGTGGGTCAGGGGCTCAGGCATCAAAGCGTGGGGCGAGGACATTGACTGGAGCCGCACCGCAGTGGCATGCCAGAACACCCAGTTCGATGGCGCTATCCTGTCTTGGGTCTACGGCATCCGCCCTGCCTTCTTGTTCGATACCCTGTCGATGGCACGCGCACTGTACGGCATCGAAGCAGGCAACAGCCTGAAGAAACTCGCCGAGCGCTTTGAGCTGCCACCCAAGGGCGATGGGCTTGCGTCCTCCGAGAACATTCTGGACGCGCTGCCCTTTGTGATTGAGCAGGAGTTGGCCGAGTACTGCAAGCACGACACGTGGTTGTGTGAACAGATTCTGCTGCGCATGCTGCCCGGATACCCCGCCAGTGAGCTGCGCCTGATCGACATGACGCTTCGCATGTTCACAATACCTGAGCTGGAGCTCGATGCCAACATGCTCACGCAAGCACTGCTGGAGGAGAAGCTTAACCGTGGGGCGTTGCTCAACCGACTGAAAATCACGGACTCGGTGCTGGCATCCAACGATCTGTTTGCCGAGGCACTGCGCCAGCTGGGCATCGAGCCCCCGACCAAGAAAAAAAAGCCCACGGCCAAAACGCCCAAGCCTGTCGGTGTGAACTTTGCCTTCGCCAAGACCGATGCGATGTTCCAAGCCATGCTCAACGGTGACAACGAGGACGTGGCCCTGCTGTGTGAGGCGCGTCTGAAGGTCAAGTCCACATCCGAGCGCACCCGTGCGCAACGCTTTCTGGACATCAGCAACCGAGGCACGCTGCCTGTGCCGCTCTCATACTACGGCGCGAAGTCGGGGCGCTGGACCGCAGCCAAGGGCTCGGCCATCAACATGCAGAACTTAAAGCGCGGGT